AAAAAGATATCTTGGGGTAGAGCTGAGAAATGATTAAGTATCAACAAGAGTTTGTCTCTCAAGTAGAAGAAGAGATTAAACCCCTGATTGCTGCACACTGGGAAGAGGTCGAGGACTACCAATCTTCTATTAAGCTAGAACCTTGTTGGGAATCCTACTACGCTTTAGAGCTACAAGGAAACCTTAAAGTCTTTACAGCTAGGAGTGAAGGTAAACTTGTAGGTTACTTTGTATCTGTAGTTAACCATAACATACACCACAAAAGCCACTTGTTTGCTTCGTGTGACGCTGTGTTCTTACATAAAGATTACCGCAAGGGTTTAACAAGTATCAAGTTAATTAAGTTTGCTGAGAGTTGCCTTAAGTCAGACGGAGTGTCAGTGCTTGTGATTAACTCTAAGGTGCGTAGTCCCCTACGTAAAATACTTACTTGGTTAAAGTTTAAACCTTCTGAGTGTTCGTACTCTAAATATCTTGGAGATAAATAACTCACATGCAACTTCTTACCCTCCCCCTCATCACTACTAGCGTCGCTGGAGCTACAGGCTTTGCAGCCACAGGCCTTGGTGCGTTCCTTACGGGATCAATACTAGGAAAGCTACTTACCTCTGTTGTACTTGGTGCAGCAATGAAGGCGCTCTCTCCTAAGCCTTCGCTGTCAGGGCAGAACCGTGGTTATCAAACTACGGCTATCGGTACTGCGCTGGATCATCAAATCATCTATGGTAAGATGCGTGTTGCTGGCGTTCGTATTTACGACGAAGCTACAGGTGCAAACAATACTTACCTTCACCGTATCCTTGCTTTCGCTGGACACGAGATACAGTCCTTTGATAAGATTTATGTTAACGACGAATTAGTTACCTTAGATGTTAATGGAGAGGTAGTCACCCCAACCAAGTATGCAGGTAAACTCCGCTTTAAGTTGCACCTCGGTTCCCCTAACCAGACAGTAGACGTTGACCTTAACTCTGAGTCATTTAACTGGAATACTGAACACAGACTTCGTAATATTGCGTACATGTACGTTCGTTTAAAGTTTGACGCAAACGCATTTCCTAACGGTATCCCTGAGTTTACAGCAGTTGTTAGTGGTAAGAAGGTCTATGACCCACGTACTTCAACAACAGCATGGTCAGACAATCCAGCCTTGTGCTTGAGGGATTACTTAACCTCGACTTATGGACTTGCGGAAAAGGTCGATAACATTGATGACGATTTAGTTACTTCTGCTGCTAACGTATGTGACCAGCTTGTAGGAAGCCCCGTTTTCAAAATGTGGGTGGGAGGTGAGTACAAGATTAAAACTGTAGGTAACACTGACTTCACACTGTATGGATCGCCTGACAATAACGTAGGTACTTCATTCATAGCAACAGGGTTCCCAACAAGTCAAAGTGAGTCGGGGATTGTAGAAACTGCAAGGTACACCTGCAATGGTGCATTTACCTTAGCTGTAACTCCGTATGACATGCTTAACTCTATGCTTACCTCAATGGATGGCAGCATGTGGTACTCTCAGGGTAAGTGGCGCATGAAACCAGCTTACTGGACTACACCTGTACTTGACCTTAACGAGGATGACCTACGCTCTAACTTGAGTGTATCTACACGACACTCTCGTAGAAATAACTTCAATACAGTTAAGGGTACATTCCGTGGTGAAGAGACCAACTGGCAGACTACAGACTACCCACAAGTAACCAATTCAGCTTTTTTATCGGTTGATAACAACCAAGAGTCAGTAGCTGATATTGATCTACCGTTTACTGATAACTCTGTCGAAGCTCGTCGGATCGCTCTTATTTCTCTGGAGCGTAACAGACAACAGCTTACAGTTGACGCTTCCTTTGGACTAAAGACGTTGCAAGTTCAAGTTGGCGACAATGTTCGCTTAACTAACACCCGCTTCGGGTGGACTAACAAAGAGTTTGAAGTTGTTGCTTGGAACTTTGGTTTAACTGATGGCCTTGACCTACAGACACAGATGACATTAAGAGAGACCGCCGAGTCTGTCTATGATGAAGTATCTGATGGTGTCGTGTACGAGGCAGATAACACTACACTACTGTCTCCTTTTAATGTACCATCAGTGGGGTTATCAGCAGTGCCTAGAACTGCGGTTATCCGTGAGAAGCTCACAAACATTATCACCCTTAGTGTAACCTCTGGTGCGGCTGAAAGAATTGACTATGTTGAGGCTGAGTTTAAGCTGTCTTCTGATACCGACTGGATTACACTTGGGACAGGACAGCTAGGCAACTTTGAAGCTATTGACCTTCAAGATGGTAACTATGACTTCAGAGCAAGGGCAATAAATACGTTTGGCATCAAGGGTCAGTTTGAGTATCTGTACAACATTAACGCTTCTGGATTACTTGCGCCTCCCTCAGATGTCACAGGTCTTGCAGCAGAGGTTAATGGTGCAGTTATTACCTTGGATTGGGACGCTGTACCTGACCTTGATCTGTCATATTACATCGTGCGGTATTCCCCTGATCTTGTTGGAGCTAGTTGGGGTAACGCTCAGACATACGTTAATAAGGTATCTCGTCCAGCCTCTAGTGTGTCTGTTCCCGCTAGGGCAGGTACATTCATGGTTAAAGCTGTAGATAAGTCAGGCATTACTTCCCCTAACTACACCTCTGTAGTAGTTCCTGTAGCTAACATACAGCCATTTACCAACACAATAACCCTAACTGACAGTCCAACTTTCGCTGGTACAAAGACTAACACAGAGGTCGTAAGCAGTAAACTAAGAATTACTAACTACGCTGTAGGCCCATCTGAAGGTGAGTATCTCTTTAGCAACTACTTAGAGACTGCGGATAATACTGTAAAGAGGTGTCGTGTGTATGTCAGCGGATTAACTACAAGACATGACGCTACCGCTGGCCTATTTGATGACCAACCTGCGTTGTTTGATAGCGCATCAGGTTTGTTTGATGATTTAGGGGGGAACAGTCAGTTCTCAGACACTAACATCACAACCCTTGTGTCTACAACACAAGATGACCCATCGGGTACACCCGTTTGGTCTAGCTACACTGCAATAAAAGTTGCAGATCTTAGCGCAAGAGCCTTTAGGTTTAAGGTGAAACTTACATCCACTTCAAACAATATAACCCCGTCTATATCATCCCTAACCGCTTATGTGGAGTATAACTAAATGTCACAGAATGACTTAGTAATTGATAACCAAACCTTTCCCGCCACTAGAGCGGATATTAACAACGCATTGCAAGCGTTGGGTAGTACCAACAGTGGCTCCACTGCACCACCCACAACCTATGCTAATATGCTTTGGTATGATACTTCTAATAACATACTTAAAATTAGGGCGGAGGCTAACGATGCTTGGATTAGCATTGGTTATCTCAATCAATCAACAGATACTTTCAGTCTGTTTGATGATACCCAAACGGTTAGTACCTTGGGTGTTCAGACAGGTTTACTCGGAGATCAAACTACGGTTACTTGGGAAGGTGGAACAGGGACTTTACAGAGCCTTGTGTCTCCAGCTAATGTCGCTGCTGCTATTGCAGCTTTGGCACCTGTTCCTGATAGCCCTATTGGTGTTGGTCAAACTTGGGCTGCGGTGACATTAACAAAAGGCACAGTTTACCGAAACCAGACAGGGAGACCGATCCAAATGATTGCAAACCTTTCCGCTTCAACGGTTTCCAACCCGTCTGGTACTTTTTCAGGGTCTGCTAGTTTTTCTTTGTCCGTTGACGATGTAACTTATTTGACAGTGGGGTCGTGTGATGCTGTTGGCACAACTGGGAACATTGCAAAAAACAGCATTACAGTTACGTTGCCAGACAATTATTACTACAAATGGGATGGCACTACTGGCCAATATGCTTCCTTGGCAAGTGCTTCATTCTTAAAACTCAGCTAAATCAGAGGTAATATAAGGAAAACACATGACTTATAAATTAGGAAATCGTAGTATGCAGAAGCTGTCAGGAGTACACCCTGATTTGATTGCTGTCGTTAAACTAGCCATCAGCAAGTCTAAAGTTGACTTTACTGTACTTGAGGGTATCCGTAACATCAACCGTCAACGAGAGCTTGTAAAGGCTGGTAAGTCTACTACAATGAACTCACGACACCTCACAGGTCATGCAGTAGACTTAGCGCCTTGGCCTATCTCATGGGAGTGGGAAGGTTTCTACCCTATTGCTGATGCAATGAAAGAAGCTGCTGAAGAGCTTGACATAGACCTTGAATGGGGTGGTGACTGGAAGAATTTTCCTGATGGCCCTCACTTTCAACTCTCACGCAAGTCTTACCCGTGAGTGGTGGTCTTGGGGTAAAGAACACTTATCATAAGGTGACGAGAGCTAACGGACCTGCCCAGATGCTAACCTATGCGTTCTGGGGGGTTCTTATGGCAGGTATGTTTCAGGGTGTTTGTGCCAAGTGCTTTCCTATAGAGTTGTTGATCCTCTGGGGGGCTTTAAGCGCCTCTGTCGTACCAACTACTATCTGGTGTAGACCTATAGTGCTAAGGAACGTGTTACTCTTGGACGTTGTTGTATCAGCTTATATCCTGATCGTCTTCTTAACACACGAACCCCATGTAATGGACCCAGTATATCACATCATGTCGCTTGATGGCATGAAGACTAGAATAATAGGTAATGGACACTCTATGTCTGATTGGTTTCATACCTCGGCATTGATCTGGATGACACTACACGCCATCTATCTTGCAGACTTAACAAACAGACAAATACTAGAGAAGAAAAGGTTCAGTCACGATGACACTTGAGCAATTAACGCCAATAATTATTGCCTTAGTAGGGTCTGCTGGTTTATGGGGGTTTCTGAGTTTACGGGCTAAACAATCTCACGAGAAGTCCCTTAAAGACGATGCTAAATCTGCCGAGTTTAACGACACACTGCGTGAACAAGTAGACCGTCTGTCAGATAAATTAGACAAGGTTATCTCTGATAAAGAGAAGTTACTTGTGGAAATGTCTGACATGAAGGCATCCTTGGCGGAAGCCAATGCTACAATCAAACACCTTGAGGAACTATTGAGGGCAAGAGGATAAAGGGGAGGTTTAACGGTGGTAGGACTACTAGGTAAAATCTTTGGCTCAAAGGATGTGATTAAGTCGGGCATTGATCTGATCGACAGTTTTCACACATCGACAGAAGAAGAGATTGCAGCTAAAACCAAAGCTAAGGTTGAGATCATGCAAGCGTATGCTCCCTTCAAGTTAGCTCAACGTGTCATAGCGTTCTCATTCACCGCTACATACTTGTCGTGCTTTGCTATGGTACTAGGGTTTACCCTCATGGATCGTGTAGCTGATGCTAATAAAGTACAACAAGTTCTTGAAGACTTCCAGATAGGTTGGGCTATGATTGTCATCCTTGGTTTTTACTTCGGTGCTGGTGCTGCTGAAGGTTTTCTAGAGCGTAAGAATAAGAAGTAACTAAACTAACACTACTGTAGAATCGATTAAAACCTTCTGCAAATCAAAAACAAGGACGAAAGCGGCGATTCCGACCACGTAAAACAATAAATCATGGAATAAATCTACGGCAGTCCAGAAAAATCAGC